TCAACAAAGAGATCTATGCTCAAGGTACTGCTGGCGGTACTGATGATAATCAGACCTTTGGTTATCAAGAACGTTGGGCTGAATATCGTTATATGCCCAACCGTCAATCTGGTCTGTTCCGTCCCGGTGTTACCGGATCTCTTTCTTCCTGGAACCTTTCCCAGTTCTTCGGCAATCTGCCCCAACTTAACGACGAATTTATCGTCGAAAATCCTCCCTTTGATCGTGTCGTGGTCGTCCAGGACGAACCCGACTTCAAAGCCGATATCTACATCAAAATGACGCACGTCCGGGTTATGCCCGTTCGTTCTATTCCAGTCCGCCTTGGCGGATCTGGACGCCGTATGTTCTGATGAAACCCTACTTCCTCAAGCCTGGTACGCTTGTACAAATTGCATCCTCTGTTTGGCTTGTCCAAACAGAGGACCACCATCAACAGTGTCCATGTGACGTAGTGTGCTCTTGCCCGCCACTCGAATACGTCTCTGAGATCTCAACTTATAAGGATCGTTCCTAATGGGTTTCCTCTCTTCAATCGTCAAAATCGCAGCCCCCATTGTAGGGGGCGCAATCGGCGGCCCTGCGGGCGCTGCTATAGGCGCCGGTGTCGCTGACACCATCGGCGCTAACACCGCTGCCAACGCTGCGTCTGACGCCACTGCTACTGCTTGGGATCGCACCATGGGTGCGTCCAATACTTCTTATCAACGTGCCGTCGCTGACATGCGTGCGGCCAATCTCAATCCGATCCTGGCTTATTCCCAGGGCGGAGCTTCTACTCCCACCGCCCAGGTCGCTGATACCTCTGCTCTTAATCAACTCGGTGAATCTGGCAAACGTAGTATCGCCAATTCTAACACCGCTGTTTCTACTCAAAACATTCAACAACAAACGCGTACTGCTGCCGCTTCTGAAGCTCAAATGCGCCAACAAGTTATTACTGGCGCTGCTACTGCTCAAAACACGGCTACTGATACCGCTCTTCTTAACGAAAAAATCCGCGAACAACGTCTTAACAACCAGGCGCTCGAAGCTATTTCGCCTGAAGTTCGCGCATATCTTAATGCTGCCGGCGGTGCCGGCGGCGTTATGCAAGCCGGAAAAACTCTCGGTTCCGGCGTCAAATCTTTCTTCTCAAAAATCTATAACGGTGGCCGACCTATCGGCCGATAAGGAGTTTTTCAAATGTCAACAAAAAACGACAAATCCACCCGCAATCCATCCACACCGAATGTGGATAACTCTCCCAACTCTCGCGCCCGGCTCCTCCGCTCAGCCCTTCATTTCTCTAAGCCTTCGCGCACTGTCCGTTCCGTCGCCGACGAAACCGACATCAACCGTATGGTTGCTGGCCTCACGCCTTTTACGGCCGCCGCCAGATCTCCTTTCTTCATCGACGAAACTGTTTTCCCGTCAACGCTCGAAGATCACTACAACAACCTCGACTCCGCTCACGATGCCTTTATGGCTCTCCCTCCCGCTGTCCGGGAGGCCTTCGGTAACGACCCTGCCGTCCTCGCCAAAGCCCTTGGCGACCCTTCCCAAGCTCAACGTCTGATCGACTTCGGACTGATACCTGGGGAAGTCACGCAGCGCGCTCCCAACGCTGGCGGAGTGACTTCCCCGATCGCCACAGGCGGTCCCGAGATCAAGGAGGTAACTCCTTGATCTTCCACACTATTTTCCCCCTATGGGGGAAAATTGGCATTATTCCCTACTTGATGGAATAATGCCCTCTGACAACCAATTGAATCGTAAGGGTTTTTTAGACCCTTCTTTTCATAACCACAAAGGAGCTATCTATGAACCGTAGAATGTCTGTCCGTGGCGGTAAAAGCCGCAAAATCTTTAAACGGACCACTGCTGCTGTGAAGCACTCAAATAATAAACGTCCTGTCGCCATGCGCGGCGGTCGCCGCGCTTAATCATCACTATGTTCTTGGAGGCACATAATGACTTGCTATCGTCCGCAATATGCGGTTCTGAACTTCTGCTCTAAGGAGCAGAAGTTTAAGAAACCAAAAATCATTTATCCATCTTCTGTCGCCGATTCCGGCGAACGTTATTTCCTTCGTCATCGTCCAACTACTCATCCTGTTTATAAGGAGGTTAACCTTCCTTGTGGTGTTTGCTTTGGTTGTCGGATGGATAATTCTCGCATGTGGTCGCTTCGTATGATGCACCAGGCGAAATTTTCATCCTCTTCTTATTTTGTGACGCTCACCTATTCCCCTGAACACATGCCTTTGCACGGAGATCTTAACTATGACCACCTCCAGGACTTTTGGAAAAAAGCACGTCATTCTTTTCAGGGTTCTGAACAGCTTCGCTATTTCGCTTGCGGTGAGTACGGGGATCAATCTCTTCGCCCTCATTATCACTTTGCTGGTTTTGATTGGAACATCAAAGACCTCCGACTTTTTAAAAACACTGACCATGGCTCTTATTTTTTATCCGATGATCTTGCTTCTTGCTGGGGCTTTGGCCACGTAATCGTGGCCCCTCTTGAATATCAATCTGCTGCCTATGTCGCTCGTTACGTCACCAAAAAAATGCGCGGTAAAAATCTTCGTTTTCTTGCCGACGAATACGCCGATCCTGTTACCGGCGAAGTTCCTTCTTATAAAGTCGAACGCGCTTTCCAATCTCAAGGCCTTGGCCTCAAATGGTATCAGGCAAACCAACAAGAGGTCTGGGACCTCGACGGTTGCCTTTACGACAATAAATATATGGTCTCTCCGCCCCGTTATTACTTCAAACAGCTTGAAAAAGCTGATCCTGAGAAGGCCGCTGCTATTAAACATAAACGACTTACTGAACATCCGTTCGAGTATATTGACCCTGCACGCGATCGAGAACTATTATACCAAATGGAGGCGCGTCGCCTCCAAATGTCTGTACTTAAACGTGAGCTTATATAGGAGGCTATCATGCTCGTTAATGTCTACGCTATCTACGACAGCAAAGCTGCTGCGTATCTTCAACCTTGGTTCTGCCAAAACCACAATCTCGCTTTTCGCAACATCGAACGTGCCTGTAAGAACCCGCAATCCCCGTTTGCTGAGTTCCCTGGTGATTTCACCCTTTTCTGCGTTGGTGAATTTGATGATCTCACTGGCCGGATCTCTTCCCATGAAGCCTATGAAAACTTAGGTGACATGATCCAATTCGTCCCGCCTCCTGGGGTTAACCAGGACGAACCCACCTTCCCTGGATTGGTGTCTGCCTCCAAGTAAGGCCCAATAGACCCCGCGGTTCGCCGCGGGGTTTTTCACTTTCAACCAATGGAGTTTCCCATGCGTTTGCCTTCTGCCCATCAATACCGTTTTGCCGAGAACCCAGAGGTTCACATGCAACGATCGGCTTTCGATCGTCGCCATTCCCACTCAACCACTTTCAATGCCGGTTATCTCGTCCCGTTCTATTTCGACGGTGATGTTCTCCTAGGTGATACGATCAACCTGGATGCCACTATCTTTGCTCGTCTCAATACTCCTTATTTCCCCATCATGACCAATGTTTACATGATGGTTCACTTCTGGGCTGTGCCCAACCGTCTTATCTGGAATCACTGGGTCAACTTTATGGGCGAACGCGCCACCCCTGATGACACCACTGTTTATATGACGCCTCAAACCACCATTCCTGCAGGTGGTTACGCCGTAGGCTCTCTTCAAGACTATTTCGGCCTTCCCACACCTTTTACTGATGATGATGATGTCCTCGTTACTGCTGAAGGCCTCACTCACAACGTCTTTGGACTTCGTGCTTATAATTTCACTTACAATTATGCTTACCGCGATGAGAATCTTCAGGATCCGGTCGTAGTCGACCTGGATGATGGTCCTGACTCTCCTTCTGATTACGTCCTTCTTAAACGTGGCAAACGCCACGACTACATGACTTCCTGTTTACCTTGGCCTCAGAAGGGCGATCCTGTTTCCCTGGCCCTTACCGGCAATGCCCCGGTAAAGGGCCTTGGCGTCCTTCCTGCTGCCAATGCGGCCGCATCTGGCGGCCCTTTCTATGAATCCGGCGGCACTTCTTTCCCCAATGGTACTCGTGTCTTTGGTATCACCAACTTCGCTGTGCCTGACGTTATTAACTCTCCTGGTACTGCTGGCACTGGTGGCCACATGCCAAATATTTACGCCGATCTTTCTGGCGTTTCT